CTTGCAAGGCTGAGTAGAAGTCTTTCTGGGCCGATGCACCAGCAAAACCAAAACTTTCAGCCGTCTTCTGCAAAGCGTAAGGCATTGTTTCTTGCAAGGTCTTCCAACTTTGCATATCAACCTTACCTGCTGATAACATCTGGGTGTACTGTTGCAATCCACGGCTTGCATCTTCCGTAGATGCCCCAGATGCAAGAAATGCGTTGTTTAGGGCAATTGTTAGCTTGGTAGACTGTTTAAGGTTACCAGTCATTGAGGTTAGCTTCTGCGTAGTCGCTACAACCGTATCGAGTGTTGTTGGTAAGCCCTCAATGCCCTCGGCAAGCAACTTGGTAGATGATGCTACATCTTTTGACGAGTGCCCGAGTGATTTCATCACTTTCGGGAACCGTTGCAAGGTATCAAAGCGGTCAATAGCCTTGTCCATTGACTGGCTTACAAGGTTCATGGCTGAGCTGACAGCTTTAAAAGCTACCGCACCGACCGAGAAGTTCTTGATTGCGTCTTTGATTTTCTCAAAGCCTTTAGCACCTTGTCCGGCTTTATCACCGCCAGCCTTGGCATCTTCACCAGCCTTTTTAAAACCGGCACCACCACCCTTGGCTTCTTCACCAGAGGCTTTCACTTTGTGTCCGGCTTGTTTAAAGCCTTCACCGCCAGAGCTAGCTTCATTGCTGGCTGACTTAATTTTGTTTGATGCCTGTTTGAAGCCATCTCCGGACCTTTGGGCGAGATCAGAGCTTTCCTTAACTTTCTGACCGGCTTGTTTAAAACCAGAACCGGAGCGCCCAGCTAAATCAGAGCTTTCCTTGATCTTTTCACCAGCTCTTTTAAAGCCATTCCCAGAGTTGGAAGCGACTTCTGAACTTTCTTTGATCTTCTCACCAGCACGACGGAAGCCATTACTAGAGGTTTCCGATAGTTTCGCACCCTCGGCCATACGGTCACCGGCACGTTTAAAACCTTGTCCAGCTCTCAGAGCCTTGTCACCGGTTGCCTGGATACCGTCGCCTGCAGTCTTGACCCCTTGGCCCGATCTACGGGCTTCGGACTCTAAACGCTTCAAGGCATCTGATAACTCTGTAAGTTTGCGTCCGTTAACCTGGACGTCAATAACTATCTTTCCATCTGCCATTATTCATCTCCCTCCTTTCCGTCTAATCTATATTTGTTCTGTAACCGGCGCATTTTGGCCTTGTACTCGCTACTATCGTTCGTAGAGGGTTTCCAAGACCGTATCTCTACTAATTGAGATACAGCCGTTCCTTCTGGCAAACCGTTGAGTAGCGCGATAAATTCGGGCCATGTAAGCCGGCCTTGTGCTTCAAAGAGGTTGATATTGTACGCTTGCACAAAACTAGCGTATATTTCCTGCGCATCTACTTCAAAATCAATTAAACGTGTATCATCTTCTTCGTCATTGGCTACCGGCATAGGGTTCCCGTGGCGGTCATAAATCACGCGCTCTTTTTTTGTCCTCAAAAAATGCTCGTCGATATAATCCCACACGGCCACTATTTCCTCTGGGTTGTCCAAGGCTTCGTCCGTCATCATTAAAACCGCTGTACGCATCTTCTCGAGATTGTTCATAACTTCATTGTCAAACATCTCAAAGACATCAAGCACCAGATCAAAGGAGCAGTCCACCTCATAGGTGCGCCCGTTTAATTCAAAGGAGTTCTGTATAGGCTCATTTAATTTCATGAGCATTCCTCCTTGTTATTTTTTGCTGGTTTTTTTGGTTTTCTTCGCTTTTGCTTTTTTAACAAATGATTCAGCAACCGCGCCTGATGCTTTGGCCCGTTCTTGTCCCATACGGTCAAGTTCAGCACCCAGCATGGTATCTACTTCATCAAATGCATGATCCAAAGCGTCAAGGTCTGGATAGCGTTCGTAGATTTTAGCAAAGGTACCATCACCGAATAAGACATCATACTTGATCTCCGTCATTTTCTTCTGCATCTTAAAGGCTTCGTCAATAACTTCTTTGTTAATAACTCCCTCTTTGAGATCGTCGAACTCTCCATTATTCGAGCGTTCAACAAGTTCTAATTGATACTTATTAAAGCGTTCTGCAATATCTTCCTGGAGCGTAGAAAGGCGCGAGATATTTTCTAGTGATGTATCGAATTGGAGTTCGATTTCTCCGATTTTGATGGGAATGTGATTGCGTTTTAGTTCGATTGAAATAGACATGATTTCCTCCTTTATGCACAAAAAAGAGCGTCCCAAAATGGAACGCTTTACTTTCTAACTATTAGCCTACGACTGCAGTAGTTTTAGGAAGTGAGTTGTAAGAAATCTTACAAGAGAATCCCTCGTAGTTTGCAGCAGCCCCAGAGCCGGCCTTGATTGCTGACACGGTAGCAATTCCGACGTGTTGGTTCTTACCGTCAGAGTCTACCACTTTATGCCAAACAAGGCGATCGTTACCGAGTTTGTACTTCAACCCAGCGATAAGAGCCATTGCTTCATCTTCTTTGTCGTAGGTACCTTTGAATGTGTATGATCCTTTTACAGATGTTACAGTAGTTTCTTCTGTACCGTCGCCATCGTAGTAAGCGACTGATGTAGTAGCTTCATCTGTATCGTCGTCCACATCTTCGATCCATTTTGCAAGCTCTTTGTAGGCTTCTTTTGCTGGTTCAGTCTTTGGATCAGTGACTGGTGCGATAAAATGCCCGCGTAGGGCGTTCTTTTGACGTACCATATATTACACTCCTTTGTTATTCAAAATTGTTAGGTTTGCAGTGATATCCTGCAGATAAATATAAAAGCCCTGCTCGTCCCGTTCGTTTAAGGAGGGCTGGGTTGTTGTTAGGTTATTAAAAATATATGAGTTGTTTTGACTTGGTAAGACTAGATCAAACTCGGATAGTGCCTTGTTAATTTCCCAAAGGCACTCACTAGCTGTTGTCTGATCTTTGACCTTTACTGCGATTTCGAAAATTAGAGTCACATCTCGCGAGCCGTCCATATAAACACGCTCAACCTTACCGCCTGGAAGTGGATAAAGGACCAAGGAGTCCAGCTCGCTTAGGAAGTCAAGCTCACAAGCAAGCGGTAGACCGAGGGTGTTGATAAAATCGCGCAAAACAACGTTAAAATCATTGTTACTTTTCATTTATTAAACCCCATTGCTCTCAATCCAATTTCTGCCCACTTGTTACCGTGGTTTGCTGATGCCTTTAAGTCCCAGCGCTTCCCGGTTCCAGGGGTTGTATACTTGCCAAAGCTAAAACTGCGGTACTTGTTATAAGCACCACCGTAGAATTGGGCGCGTGCGTATGGTGTATTGTAGATAATTTGTGAGCCATTGCCAGCTACATGACCGCTAGATCGTAACGGTCCATGCAATAACGGCACATACGGTTCCATATCTAGTAAGGCTTGGTTTGCGATCTCTAGCTGTGCCTTTCGCTCTGACGCTTGCGATGTCTTACGTGTTGCTCCGCTCAAATCTATCGTGACATTGATACCCATCACATCACCTCGATTTCATAGCAAAAGACTTTGCGGTTGAAGGGCTCATAAACAGGAACAATCTTGTTTACGATGTATTCATCGTCGCCATCTTTTACAATCGAGTTGCGATATGAGGAATCAATCTCAACGTTGCAATAGCGAGGATATACGAAGATAACACCAGGCGCACGAAATGACGGGTTCTTTTGTCCGGACGGGTTATTGACTGACCCAGGGCCGTCAAAGTTACGGTCGAAGCGTACCGGGCTTAAAATAATAGGGTAGGAGAATTCATCTTTCCCCCACCCGTCTTTTTTGCCCGTTGGCTTTGAGATCGTTACTGAGTCAACTAGCGTCCGTTTATCAATAACGACCATAATCCACCCCGCTATACAAGAATCCAGCCGATTTAAGAGCGTTAAAAGCATCAAGAGATAGATTATACCCGGACGCTGTTTCAGAGGCTCTAGAGCCGTTATTTGAGCTGTATGACACCGATGTACGGCCTAGTGTAGTACTTGCTATTGTCTGCTTATCCTCAGCCGTTAAAATGCCCGTGCTGTCCAGGTATTGGATCTGGTATGCCGTGGCTAGTTTAACTGCCTTTTTCCGAATTTTATGATCTTTATCAAAATCATGGAACTCGTAAAAATGACGGATAAAGAGGTCAATAGCAAGCTCTGCTCGTTTAAGTAGCTCATCAAATTCGCGTGTACTTTCAAAACCTAACTCACGATATTCCTCATGCGTTAAGTATGCCATGATACCTCCTATTCAGAGGCCACCTTTTGGGCCACGGGTTCGCTATCAGAAACAAGTTCCAACCATTCCTCACCAAAGGCGAGGCTTGTCTTTTGGTTGATTTCTTCTGCTTCTGCAGTCGTTAACTCGTAGACCGTGCCCTCGTCAAAGTTTTGGTCTGTTGACTCGATCAAAAAGTTACAAGTAGCTTTATATTTTGCCATTCGTTACTCCTTGATTTCGTACCCACTAGTCAGAAAAGCAGATACTAGATTGGGATCAGTGATGGTAAAGGTTACATCGTCCTTTACCAAAACCGTCCCAGCCTGTTCAGTTACTGCTTCTGCTTTAGTTGTTTTTGTTTCTTCTGCCATTCGTCACCTCTTACGCTGTTTTGTGAACGTAAATAGCTTTCTTCTTGCTGTCAAGGACAAAGGCATCATAACGGATACGACCTTCTACAAGGTAGCCATTGATTCCTGGTGGGTTATCGTGGATCTTGTAGTCTTCCAATTTAACAGGGGAAGTGGTTGCGATTGGGTGTGCGATAACAAACGCTACGTTTTCTGGCAAGCGTGAAGTAGGTGTTAAGATAACAGGCAAGCCGTCGATAACTCCCACTTGACCCTTAAACGCTACTTCTTGACCGAGGTCAGAGTTCTTCACGAATGATGGATCGAGTTTAATGAGTTTGTAAAACTCAGGAGATACGTGGAGCTTGCGTCCTTCTTCTGGTACAAGCGCATCAGTCAATTTAACTTGACCGTCAAGCACTGCTTCATAAGCGTTGTTTTTAGTTACTGCGCCAGTTTTAACATTGGCTGTATCAGCGCCGGCAACGACTTTGCCGAAGCGGTAAGTATCGACTTCTGGAATGATAACTTCTGAAAGTTGGCGGGCAAGGGCTTTGCCTGCTTCCATTGCGCCGTTTGTATCTTGTACAGAGCGTTTGTCGATTGTAAACGTGAATGAACGGTCTTTAGTAAGTGTCAATGTTTGTACATTGTTTTCCAATTCAGCAGCCGTACCGTAACGGGTGTTACCAGTAAGCTCGTAGTCGTTCATTGCTGTAGTTGGGATTGAGTACACTTTAACAGTGTCTACACCGGTAAAGTCATAGTCAGAGTTGACGATACCAGTTGAGAGGGCTTCCTTGGTAAAGCGCTCATCTACTTTAGCATCAAATTTTGCTGCATAGTTAATAGTCATATAGGCTTATCCTACTTTCTTTTATTTATTAAATGCTGTCAAAGCCAGCAAATAGAGCTTTATCTTCCGGGCTGAGGTCACTATCACCACCAGCGGACGGATTGCCACCAAGCGCGAACTTTGGCTGTGGTTCTTGTGGTTCTTCCTTTGTTACAAAAAGGTAAGGGCTTGATTCTTTCAGACCGTTGATAGTTTCTTCTAGTTTTGGCTTGCCATCTTCAGTAAGCTCGATCTTATCAAGATCAATAAACTTCATTAGGTCCTCGGAGTTATGCGCTCCCACGTCTTTCAAAGCTAAAGCAACCGCGTTGGTTTTCTTAACTTGAGCAAGATTCGCTTCACTATCCGTCTTGTAGCTTTCGAATTGGGCTTGTAATTCTTCCAGTTGTTTCTTAGCTTCTTCACTAGCTCCCTCTTTAGCTTGTAAGTCTTTGATAGCTTGGTCCCGTTGCTCAAGTTGTGTTTTTAAGCTGTCGTTTTCTGCCTGTACTTCAGATCTGGCCTCTTTGATTGCTGACCCGTACGCTGCCATAATGCGCTCAATAGTTTCCTTGTCTTCGATACCTGCATCAACTAACATTTCGCGTTTTAAACTCATGTCTAAAACTCCTTCCTGTTTTACGTCCAGTAGACGATTTTGGCGGTTTACGTCCGCCAACGAAAGCTCCCGGCGGGGTACGATCCCGCAAGAGGTAAGAAAAAAGGAGGAAATCACCTCTTATCCAGAAAGGGAGCAAAATAAAAAAGGCTATAAAAGCCTTTATTCTTCGTTTGGTTTGAAATACCTTTCTCTCGCATAGTCACGATGTAAGAAAGGCTTGTCCGCGATATAATCTCGCAAGGTTGCCTGTTGATCTCTGATTTTGTTTTTAAACTTGCTGATAAGTTCCTGGTCGCCTAACTTCTCGGCAACGTGTAGCTTCTCTTTTGACTTGCGAATAGCTCTCTCGTATGCCCTTTGCTTAGATTGAGCATTAGCATTTCTGATTGCTTCTTCTTGCGTTACATTCTTAACATCTGGGCCAAGCTCTGGGAGTTCGTTTATGCCAGGTACAAACGGAGTGAGCATGTGTCCGCAGTTGATACCAAGACAGCCTCCAGGAGTGCCGTAGCCATGATCTGCAAGCGATAGAATACTAATACCGTGTTCTTCTCTGGCTGGACCATAGGTTACTATACGATGCTGTAAAGGAGCGCAAGCCTCGCGGGCCGTAGCCTTTTTGGAATAGTAAAAGGTATCAATACCCAGCTCGTCCGCTGGCATCGTCCGCATCTCCCGGTAGCTACGCATGACAGTTGTTTTAATAACAGTTCTAGCGTAGTTGTCCACTTTCCAATAATGCCCACCGCGGTCAATAAAACCCTTAAAGCCTATCTCTTGCCATTTCATCACGGTTTGAGACACAGCCTTGTCGTGTGTGACTAGTCCAACCACTTGACGGGCCACCACTTCCTGGACCATTTGACGGTACACATCTGTCACGATGCCAGGGAGCGTGGTATTAATCAAGTTACTAATATCACCGTGCGACTGTTCAAAATATCCAGCTAACAACTCCTGCGCGTGCTTAGAATTGCCAAAATCACCATCTCCGATGTCGTCTATAAGCTGCTCTTTGGTCGTCTGATAGATTTTAAAGCCTTCATCTTCAATGACCTTTCTGAGCTGTTCACGGCCTATTTTAGAGTAACGTGCGATTGTGTCCAGGTTCTGCTCATTTAACATGTACATCTGGCTCATACGCTCTAACTGCCAGATGTACGGGTTATCTGCCAGCGATTCAGCCCCGCGCTCTAATAGCCTATCAATCACCTCGTCGAATAGGTCACGCGCCATTTGATGATAGATATCACCGACCTGTGAAGCGCGCAACTCTA